CTACAATATTTCTAGGAGTCCCAACTGTTGTGCTAGTATATGATACATTATAAAAAACCAATCCTGATCCTGCTATATTTGAACCACCATCTAAGGTCGAACCAGCACCTGATAAAACAAAAGTTGACGTACCTGAGTTAAAAGTCAAATTTGTATTTGTTGCAGCATTAAAAACAGTAGCTGTTCCACTAAGAGTAATGATGCTACTTCCTAAGGTAATAGTTCTGGTATTTGAATTAGTGGAAGAAACATCAGTTGCAGTAACGTTATAACTGGCAGTATCAAACGTACCCTGCGTCACTGTCAGCGTTCCAGAAGACGTCAGCGCGTCTGCAAGCGTCACAGTGATACCGCTACCACTGATATTAACAGGACCAAACGTCTTGCCTGCGCTGGTCAAGGTTCCTGTACCATTCAGCGTCATCGTACCGTTGTAAGTAAACGTCATCCCCGCCACTAGAGTAACGCTACCAGAGACGATAATGACGGCATTACCTGCCAACGTCCCCGTAAACCCTGTGCAATTGATGGACTTGGCACCAGTGTTGCCAGAGCTTATGGTGCAGGTGCCGGTGGACAGATTCGTGAAGAACACATCATCAGCGCTGGTAGGAACGCTTGCCCCGCCAGCGCCACCAGACGTAGCTGACCACTTGGTTCCGGCAGTGCCGTCCCAGTTCGCTGTACCGCCGACCCAGTACCTGTCAGCCATCTCTTACGCCTTCACGTAACGAACACCGTCAATCTCGATGTACTCAGGCTCAGCCTCAGGCTCAGCCTCAACAGGCGGCGCAGTCACCACAGCAATCCAGTTGTCTCGGCGCTGCTCCTTCATCGCCTGGATTTCAGCCTCTGTGAAGCTGTGATCATCAGGCAGATGAAGAGCATCGGCAAACTTGCCGTGAGGAGTGTCGAAGGAGAAGTCAATCTTCATAGCTATTAAGCAATGCGGATGATGGCGTTAGAAGCGTCAGCAGCAGGGAACACAACAGTGAAGTCACCATTGGTGCTGGACTTGTCGCTGCTAAAGTCAAGAACAGCAATGGCTCTGTCGGCCTTGCTGCTGTTGTAAATGAGAGCGCCTCTGGCAGTGATGGTGGCACTGGACCAGGTTGTGTCAGTAAAATCAACAATGGCAGTGGAGCCACTCAACGAAATGGCTGCACCAGCCAGCGTATTGCCACCAGCGGTGTAGCCTGTACCAGACACTTCGTTAGAAGTGGAATAGGCTGTTGTAGAAGCACCAAGAGTAGCAGAGCTTGTAAACAAAGCAATCTTGATGGTGTCGGTGTCAAGATCATGAGTGCCGCCAAGCAACTCAGTCTTGAACGAATTGCACATAGCTTGTGTGATAGCCATATTAGTTCCTTAGAAAACAAAAAGGGGAGACAGGACAGACCTGTCCCGACTCCCCAGTTATACCAGCTTAAGCCAGTGTGTCGCGGTCAACGCCGCCAGGAGCGGGCTTAGCATCGATGTTGCACAACAGCGCCCACACACGAATCTTGCCACCAGTGGGGGCAGTGGTCGCAGTGGCGATGAGAACGTCGATGGTGTCAGCAGTAGCACCAACAATCAGCGGCTGATAAGCAGCAGCGTTCTGTGCATAAGCACCAGCAGCAGCAGCGTCAAGGTCAAAGCCGTCAACGAAGCAGTCAGCGTCAACACCAGTGATGCCAAGATCAAGGGTGTTGTCGTTGGACTCGCCAGTAGCAACAGCAGTGACTTCGATGCCAGCATTGAGCACCATCGTGTTCGCGGGAACATCGATAGCTTCGATGACGTCAGCAGCAGCCAGAGCAGATGCCTTAGTAGTGGCTGCAACAGCCCAGTCAATTTCTTTCTCAACGAAATACGGAATGTTCGTAAGCGAACGCACCGGACGAGGAGCGCCGCCTAAGCCGTTAGAGAGATCAATAGTAGCCATTATGGTTTCCTTTCAAATTGTTTGAGATAGTCGATAGCTTTCTGAAGCCTACCTATATCATCATCTAAATAACCTATAGCAAGATTACATTTGTGACACAAAAGACCTCTTACTTCTTTTGTGGTGTGGCAATGGTCAATAAACAACTTACCACTTCCACATCTCTCGCTGTTGTTCTGATCAGAGTTACATATTTTACACTTGTAATCTTGAGCAGCTAGCATCTCGTAGTATTTTTCTTCATTGATCTTATATGTACGAACAATGAAACTTTTCCACTTTCTGTGTTCGTCACAAGAGCGACACTTAGATCGCATTGCAACACCACCAAAAGCTCTGCTGTCTCTTTCTAATTTGAAATTGTCAGCAGATTTGAAAACACCACAAGTTGAACAGATTCTTCCTTCTGTATATTTGTGACCATCAGGAAGAGTTAAAGATGATTTTGACATAGGTAGGCTTCAGAAAAGGGCACCGAAGTGCCCTCAGCCAACATTATGCAACGTTGTATTTTGCAGTGGTGATGGCTTCACTTCTGAGAATTTTGCGGCCATAGAGGTGCATACCACGCACAATGTCAGCAAACGAGTCCGGATCGCGGTAGGTCTCAGTCTTGTTGATCTGCTCAGCAGAAGCAACAGCGCTGTCGTGACCGGCAACGATGACACCGAAATCGGTGTTCTGGTTAGCCGTGCCTGTCGTGCCCGGGCCAGTGCCAACCTTCGGCAGGTTGTTGCTGACATAGACCTTGAAGCCATGCAGGTTGTTCAACAGAAGACCGTTTTGCAGACCAGAGCCACCGAAGTCTGCATTCAGAAGACGGCTGTCCTCGTCCTTCAGCACTTCAACGAACACCGGATCAACCACAAGCCAACGACCATTGGTGTCAACGTTTTGTTGATCCAACAGACGAGACATACGAGCGATGATCATCAGCGGCGACACCAGATCAGTCGGCATCGCCGTGGTCCCAGGCAGACGCGCTGCAATGGGAATCGAATGGTCACCGGCGCTGGCCGTGGTGATGTTGCCAAACGAGCTCTTGATGAGCTTCATCGTCGTCAACAGTTCGTCGTTACCAGCAGTCGAAACAGCCTTCGTACCAGGGAAGGTAGTGCGGGCGGTGTCGGCGCTGCCATGCAACACAGACTGTTGATAACCAGCGAGGTAGCCGAGAACGTCTTGGTCGAACTGGTCCTTCAAGCGATAGGCAGCACGATCAGATGCCAAAGACATCCAATTGATGTGCGACTGAGCGGACTCAATGTCGTCAACCTTGAAAGCGAAGTAATTGGCCTTATCGACAACCAGCGTGAAATCGCTGTCTTCGAGGTCTTGAGCGGTCACTTGAGTACCACGGGCGTAAGCTTGAACGCTTACTTCCGGCTCACGAACGATCTTAACTGAGTCCCCCATGCTGGCGATTTCACCGAAGTATTCGGAGTTGGTAATCGCTTGGGCGACGGACGACTTGCGGAAGGCCAGTTGAACCTTCTTGGAATAGATGATGGGCGACCAATTGCCGCCACTTAAGTTGGTATAGCCAGAGGCTGCTGCAAAAGCCATTTGATTTCTCCTTAATAATGGCTAACGTATCTCCTTATTCTTTCGGGTCTATTTGCATTAGGTGGTCATAAACATGTCTCTATAGCAACATGCTCAGTAACGGCTAAGCTCCTAGAGTGTACGACGAACATCGTTCAATACGACACAAGATGTAGAGCATCTTCGTTGGTGTTGTTACACGGGAAGATGCTGCTAACACGTTAAATCACAATTTCACTCCAATGTCAACATCACCGAGCGCCGCCACTCATGTCATAGACAATCTTGCCTGCTCTGCGTGCTGTTTCAATCTTTTCCATGTTGGCTTCAAATTCTTTGTCATTCATCTTCTGGATTTGACTTTCGTAAATCACTCCATCAGACGCTTCCGTAGTTGGTGCAGTTTTACCAGCGCGTGTGTTGACAGCCATAGCTGCGCCTCTACTATCGGCTTTCTTAGCCTTGGCAATGCCCTTATCAGCCTTGTACAGATCAATAGCGCGTGCCGCAGCCTTGGCATCGTTGTCGTTCTCATACAGAGCCTGCTGCACCCACTTTGGTTGTTCTTCTACCCAATTATGGAATTCATCGTCTTCGCGGATGGTGTCGAAGTCTGGATGCAGACGTACTAGTTCTGCTTCAGCCTTTTGTCGCTGAGCTTGATGTTCCATCTCATCAACTTTACGCATCCGTTCTTCTAACGAGCTTGATGTTTCCTTAGCCTTCTTGATGGCAATGGTTTCTACAATTTTGTAGACATCAGGATATTGCTCTGCCCAAGCACTGAGTTCTGCTTCGCTCTTAGGCAGCTTGATTTCCTTCTTTGTTGTTGCTTCCAGTTGCTTCTTAAGCTCATCAATCTGAGTCTGAAGCTCTGTCTGTTGTTTCTGTGAATGACGTCTCAGATCGCCATAGCGCTTCTTGAATGTCTTTTCTTCAGCAGATGTAGGCTCTTCACCGTCTTCATCTGTAGCAGCAACAACCTTGGTTGTTTCTTCTGTTGCAAATTGCTTCTGAAGCGCTTCAAGCTCTTCTTCATCTTTCTTGATGCGGTCTTCGTGTGTATTACGCCGCATAGAAAATGGGGCCACTTTAACCGTCTGAGGGATAACAACTTCTGTAGACATATACTTTCCTTAACTTGGGGCTATCTGTAGCCAGCATAGGCTGGGGAAATAGGTAGCCAACAATGCGTCTTTTTGTTAATGGCTAGTTAGGACGCTCCAGAGCTAGCCTGTCTATTGTAGGTTATTTAGAGGCGGCTATGCCTTTGCCTTTCTTTTTCTTGGTAGGGTATTGGCGCTTGCCTACGAAGCCGCCTTTGTTCCAATCAGGGCCAACAGCAGACCCACCGCCCCATGATGCTGTAGGCGTAGAACTAGGTGTACCCACGCTGCTATCACCACCTAAATCAAGAGAGCGAGACTCAACTGTTCTACTCGTTACAGGGCTTGCTGTTGCAGACACCGTTGGGGATGCAGTAGATGATGGTGAGGAGCTTCTAGATGTAGAGGCAGCAGAAGAGGCTGTACCACCAAACATAGCACCAATGCTGCTTCTATCTGCAATTTCTTCTGCTGTGCGTACAGCATCATCTAAAGCCGCTGTGGGGTCAACACCTCTGTTGACAGCCTCAACAGCCATTGCAGCCGCCCTAGATGCCAATGCATCATCGTTCGTCCTAGACAGAGCTTGTGAATAAGCATCAGCAGCAATTGCTTGAGCCTGTTCATCTTGAATAGTGCCGGCAGATGTAGGTGTTCTTGTTTCAACAGGAGCAAGCGGCCTAGGGCTTATCTTATCCATAAGCGCTTGCATCTTACCAACAGGGCTCAGATAAGTAAGACCCATATTGATCTTAGCCAAAGTTTCCTGTCTACTCTTCTCTTCCTCAGACGTCAAATCTCTACCAAGTTGCGGAGTATCGCTATACCCATAATCATCTTGTGTAGGCTTCTTCTTCTTAGCTTCTTCCTCATCAGCAGCAGAACCAACTTTCATAGCCTCTTCAGACGACACAGCAGTGAAGCCTTCAGGAATAGGCGTCATAGGCTTACCATTGATGTGTGTAATGAACATCGTGGCACCTTCTTTGTTCTTGTAATAGCGAACATCAAAGGCAGGATTCTTAGGAGCCTTTGACAAGTCTGTGCCACTGCCGACATAGCCGCCAAAGGCCATCTTCATCTGATCATTGACACCATTCTCACGTTCCACCTCACCGAGGATGTCATCAATCTCACTCTCAAAGCCATCGTCTTCATAGGTGCTGTTGGACTCTTCACCAACTTCATCAGCATTGCCCATCTGACCAATGTCAGCCATGCGTTGAATGCCTTTCTTGGCTTCATCACGCATTTTCATTAAGCGCTCAAGTCCAATGAAGCGAACGACATCTGCGGGAATAACAAACTCACCCGGCGACAACTTAGCGTCTACGTCATCCCTGACTTCCTCAGGAAGAGAGCCGACAGGCACTTCGTTGCCGCTGACAGGATCGACGTTCATACCTCCTTCTTGGAAGCCTGGGATAGTTGGTTTCATCATTCCACCTTTTGCCATTTCAACATCCTTATTTTGTAGTGATTCCCAGCCCATCAATCTTTCTTCAGGAAGAACAACACCTCTACGCATAAGCGCTTGTGCTTTCATCTTAGACTGCTGTGCTTGTAAACGAGCTTCTTTTTCTCTTGTAAGTTTTTCTTCGTATGCAGCATTAGAGGCTGCTTTTTGCTCTGGTGTTAAAGTACCAGAAGCAAGAGGCGATGGTGTTAGACCAGGAGGCAACAACGCTTCTCCTACCTCAGAAGCAACTTCACTGGCTTTGGTGGAACCGACACCAAGCAAAGAAGCAAGACCAGCAAGTTTTCCTAGCTTAGGGCTGGTTGGCTTAGGTTTTACTTCAGTTATTTTGTTACCGAAGTGAATGTACCTCCCTGAATCTCCTATCTTACTTTCACTTGCATAAACTTCAACAGGAGATAGCCCAACTTCTGGTTTTGTTTTATAGTCAACAATGGTCAGCGTTGATCCTGCTTTACGCGGTCCATAGTCTTCCAACAGCTCAAGTTTTGCTTTCCCTGTAGGTTTTCCTTCTTTATCTAAAACAGGAACAAACCTCGTTGCCATATCGGGGTTCTGAAAAATACCAGCAACCCTATTAACAGCATCATCTGACATAAATACAGTTTTTCCAGACCTTGTCTGAATTCCTGTAGATTTGTCTGTGTGCTTCTCACTACTACGGTTTCTTGTTGTAGTGTTGTCTTTATGAAAAGCGTATGTTGATCCTCTGCCTGTTCTAAACAACAACTCAATGTCTTCAGAGCCGGGGAGTTTTAATAGAGACTCATAGTCCATTATTTATTTACTCCTTGTATCTCTTCCTTCAAATACTTAAGCTGCTTGAGAGCTTGAATAAAGCCTTGTGCTCTGTAGATGTCAAGAGGCTCATGACTTTGTTCCATCTTCTTATGTTGCAGACTAATGGAATAGTTCAACATGTCGTCAAACGCTTCCCACATCTGCGTATCAGTCATACGTGTTAGCTTCTTAAGCCACGGCTTTTCTGGTGTCATTAACAAACTCCCACTTATAACCATATGCTGTTTTTCTCTTACCGTTTACAGCAAGAACTATTTTGTTAGGGTATCTACCTAGAACTCTACCAGCCTCAGAGATGGACTTGAATATTTGTCCATCGCTTCTTTTTACAGGCTTTGATAAAGCATTTGCAATTTTGGTTTTTGCTTCTTCTGGCATCTTAAAAGAAGATGCTCTATCTGACATCTTTTGTCTAAATTCTGGATCTTTCCATTTTTCTTTGAGCATTAAAGAAGTTACTTGCTTTTGTTTTTCTCGTCCTCTATCTAAAGCCGCTAAAGAAAGGAGTCGGTGTTCTTGAGTTAGTTTCCTTCCTCTTTTAGCATCTGACGCTTTCTTTCTCATCTCTTCAGACGAAAACTGTTCTTTTGTTTTTTCACTTCTCCATGCACGCAGTTCTTCAGACCAAATATGACCAACTGCTCCTTCTCCTCCTTCAGTTGCATTTACAAGAGGACCGTCGTTTAGGTCACGTCTTCCATAATATGCAATAAGGTTTTGTTCTAGTTCAAAAGCAGCCCACTCTTGTAATCCTACTTCTACGAACTCTACAATAAAGTCATGTTTTTCAACAATGTTTTTCCAGAATTTATTTCTTCTGCTTTTTTGGTAGGCTCTGTTACCTTTACCTTTTCCCACATAGAAAACTTCTTTAGTTGTCTTCTTGCGGTGTATATAAACGTAAAAGTCCATTTACTGCATCTCTACCGGAACACCTTGACCACCAGCATTGCCTGAGAACCCTTGTTCTCCGGGTGTTGCAGCAGCGCCTACACCAATGTTTCCACCACCGCCGCCAGTCATATCAGCCGGGGACGGAGCGCCGCCTGCTGGTGTTGGTTGAGCTGCCGCTGTAGGTGGATTCATCTTTTGTAACAGGAAGGCTTGCTTAGCCGCTTCGTCCATGTTGTTAGATACAAGATCGGCATCAAGACCTAAAGATTTAGCAATTTCTCTGACAATGTATGGCATCTTCGCAAAAGGAGCCAACACAGGATTCTGAACAATCTGGAGGAACTGAAGCAAACGCTGACTTCTAACTTCGTTTTGAGCAAGGCTTTCTAAGCCTCTTGCCTTCACCTCAAGATCACCAACAATATCCGGCGTAGGATCAAACTGCATGTTGAAGGCGAAGAAGGACTCACCCAACGGACGCAGCAGATAGTCATCAACGTTCTTAATCACTGTCTTGATGCTACCGCTTGCAGCAGACATCAACATAGAGATGCCAGAGGCTGTTCTACCAACACCAGAGACACCAGTTTGTCCGTGTGCAAACGAAGGCAATCCTGTTGACTCATCAGCTAAAACACGAGCTTTATCAAACAGTTGCAGGTTTTGAGCAGCTACGTTAGGAAACTGTGTTCCGAAGATGGCTTGACCTGGAGCACCACCTTGACGACGAAACACCTTACCTGGATATACAGTGAGGTCTTGGCCGGGCACAAGGTTGGTCTCGTCCACCTCCAGCACCAGATTGCCAGACAGCACAGCATTGTCCACAGCCAACCTCATGAAGCCATTCATCAGCGTTTGGCTATCGTCCATGTTCTCAGCAACACCAACGCCAAAGAACGAGTATGGATTGAGTTCATATGGCACAGCATAGTAGGGAATGCGGGCAGGCTTGAACGGATTGATGACAAGCCGAATCACCTTGCCTTGGCTATACCAGATGTTGGCTTGAACTTCGACAGCGTCCTTCAATTCCTTGGGAACATCAATGTCGTTCTCTTCCAACATCTCAACATCAACAGAGCCCCAAAACTCCAACACTTCCCATCGTTCCACTTCAGCAACGGGAGAATAGTCATTGAGATCGTCTTCCCACCATTCCTTGATGTAGTTTGGTCCTTCGTTAATGAGGTTGTCAATGACTTTGTTACGGAACATTGGACGCTTCTTTAGAGCTAACAACTGAGACTTACTCAGCTTGTGACGCTCGATAAAGTAGCCGCATTCGTCCATGTTGGTAGCATCTGGATCTGGATAGCTATTGAATATGCTGACATGAGACGTCTGCGGCATCGTTTTGATGATGGGCTCATAGCCACCATCAGTGTTCCACTTGGGATATTCTTTGTCTACAGCAAAGGGGCCTTTCATAACACCTGTACCAAACAGCGCCATTTCAAACGCTGTAGCACGCAGATGCTTGCTGGCACCGCTCTCCTCAAGCTGGTCCTTAATCTTCTTCTCCATCTTCTTAGCCGCTACCATTGCAGGGCTGAAGGTGATGGAGGTTGGTGTCTGTCCTGCCCCTTCCTTGACATCCAAGCCCTCAAGCGATTGCTTCAGAGGACCAAGACGCTCCATAAGGCTCTGTGGGGTTGCACCAGGAGGAAGCTCTTTGCCATCTCCCTTATAGCCAAACAGAGCCCCTAAATCGGGCTCAGGAGCGCTTTGTTGGCCTTGTGCAGCCTGGGGGTTGGTGTCAATGTGAACGTGCTCTGCAACGCCTTCTGGTAGCGTTGTAGGCTCTACAGACAATGGGAAGCTGTTGTTAGCCAGCAGCACCTCAGTGATTTGTCCGTATGCTGCCAGAGTCTTTACCTTCGTAATCTTGAGGAAGACACGGCTCTTCTCTGCTTCAGTGAACTTGGTGTCAGGGCCATAGATGCCTCTGTAGTTGGTATAGGCACGCAACCAACGATCTTCATCAAAGCGACGAGCCGTCTTAGAACGCTGAAAGCGCTCTTCAATGTGACGGGCTAGCGTTGTAGGCTTGAATGTGTCCTGAACAGCATCAGTGCTGTCAGGCAAGCCAATGGCTTTGTCGTCAGTGAAGGGTGTGTCGATGTTTTTTGCCATAGTGTTGTGTCTATATCAATAGCCGAATACTTTATCGGCAACTTGTTGATGGTTTTTACCGCTACCATCAAAGTCAAATAGAGATTTACTCCTCGGTCTTGACATTACACCATATCTCAATGCGTCATATCCGTGATCAAAGTTGATGTTGGTGTCAATGTCCTCTGGATTCTTCTTATCTAGAGGTATTGTGGGTAGTTCAGCAATAGTTTTAACACAGTTGCTGAAAAAGACAATACGCGGACGCTCTGTGAAGGAATCTATCTGAAGACGTCTATGTATTTCGTTCTTACCCGACACTCTACTACCAGCGCTTCTGTCAGAAGGACGCCAACGACACCCCTTCATTATCATTCTTTCAGCAATGGAAGGGCCTGTGTCGCCTCTTTTATGCCATGTAGAGCTGTCTAGAACACCATAACGTATCTTTTCACCGTCTTCAGCGTTCAACACCATCTCTGCCAAGTCTTCTGCAAGCACTTTAGTGACATATAGCTCTCTATATACTATTAATGACTCATCTGGAGCTACAGCAAACCACAAAACAGCAGACCAGCTTCCATATCCGTAGTCACAGGCTCTAAATCTAGGCCAATCATGAGGAATGTCATAGGAATCAACGACATGAACGCTTCTCTTAAACTCAGGAAACGCTGCTCCTTCAGCAACATCCCAGTCACCATCAAGAAGTTGACGACGTTGTTGCTCTGGAAGCGACAACAACATGGTTTCGTAGTCGCCTGAGGCAGCAAGATAGGGGTTGTCAGAGAGCCTTGAAGGGATGAAACGCCGCTTAAACAACGGCAGACCTTCTTTGCTGTGTCCTTTGGGGTAACGCAACACTTCACCGGTGTCAATGTCTGTTGCCCAGAAGGCTTGACCAGGTGGTGCAGGGTCAATGAACATCTTCTTAACCCACCCATGACCAGCATTGCCCGGGTTAGTCGTTGCTCTCATGTAAACAGGCAGGTCAGACGCTGCTGTTCTGAGGCGAGAACGCATATAGTTCCACGCAAAAGGCGTAGACCATTGGCTGAGTTCGTCAAAACCAACCCAAACGAAGCTCAAACCCTGATATCTAAGAACGTCTTCGTCTCTGTCGAGGTATGACATCCAAAGACGCCCGCCGCTAGGCGCTACCCATTGCATCTTTCTCTCACTCCAGACAATACCTGGAATGATTTTTGGGTAGAGTTCTTGGCTTTTCCAGATGAGTTCTCTTAGTTCTTCTGTTGTGTGTCGAAGCAGAAGCCCTGAAAACTGTGGATGAGAGATGTAACGAAGAGGATCTGCCAAGATGGCATAGCTCTTCCCGCCACCTGCGGCTCCCCCAAACAACACTTCCCTCTCAGCAGCAGCTAGAAAGGCTGTCTGAGGGCCTGGATTAGGTGTGAAGACAACATTTTGTTCCTTTACTTCCTCAGGAACATCAAGTGTGTAAGAGCTTAGCTCCTTTGTCTTTGATGGAGACGTAATAATCTGAGGCGAAGAAATTGGTTTTTTCTTCTTTACCGAGCCTGTCTTCGTACCTCTCGATGGCCTCGAGCGCTTCTTTGTATCTGCGGGCAAGGGATCGATAGTAGTTATGACGTTTTCCCCGTTCCTGTTCTCTACGTATGCGTTGTCGTAAACCATCTTCGCTAATGCTTCTTCCTGTTTCTTTTGACAGCCATGCTGCTACTTGTTTGTACGAATATTGTTTTACGTATTTCTTTGCAAGCTCAAGAGCATCAAGTTCTTTAGGGATAGGTTGGAGTAGGCTTTCATCAACATCATCCACTCTATAACCAAAAGGTATAACGCGAACATTAGCCAACTTTGGTATTGCAACATACCTACTCTTTTCTATCGGTTGAGGAAGAATCCAAGCGCCTAAGTCACGCTCATTTGATGCCACAGCAAATGCTTATCCATTATCCTTCGGAGGCAACACCATCACACCAGAGGGCGCTGTCACCTCAACCTTCTCTGTCTTCACAACACCAGCCCTATCAAGCATGTCTTGAGCAGCTTTGAGCTTCTCTCTCATACCTAGCTGTGTAGGATCATCAATGCCGCCAATGACAGCCATAGCCGCCTTCGGTGCGTGCATAGCAATGTACATTTGCGTTGCTTCAATGACTTCCTCTTTCAATCCAGACATCAATGTCTTCGTAGGATAGTTCTCGCTGTACCCAGCCAAGATTTTAGCCTTTGCAGGGTTGCCGCCAGCTTCGGTGAACAACACCTCAATAAACTTGCGCTGCTGTTCTGTTAGCTCTCTTTTGCTCATATGCTGTTTTTGTCCTCTTCACACTTAAAGCCAATCTGAGTGTTTACGCCTTTGGCATAAAAATACTCAAACAAGTCTTTAGCATCTTTAGCGGCCGTCTCCATACACACTTCATATGATGGATAGACTTTTTTGTCAATCCTTCCCATCAACTCACAGGTGTCTGTGCCTAAAACGCAAACGAGAAGAATTGGTGTAAACATTCTACAACCTTTCTGCGAAGTATTCGCGTACTCTAACACTCACTGTTACTATGTCAGTAATGGAAGCTAATCCAGTGATTTTGTCGTTCTTGTCCAAGTACAACGAATTGGTTAGCTGCAAAAGGCTGTTTGGCTTCAACTCAACATCGTTAGCAATGGCATATGATGTTGTCGTTGTTGCCTGATACCAATTCAAATCAAATTTGACAACACTGTTGCTGGTGTTGACAATGACAATGCTTTCAACATCAGCTTTGAAGGCAGCAGGGACGACATAGACATCAGCACTGCTGCCTGTCAACACCTTGCCTACACTTCTATTCTTGTTTCCGTTGTTCATGTCAAGTCCCAGAATGAGAATGTTGCTATTGCTGATTGATTGCCGCTAAGGGTGCGTGCAGCAATGGTGTAGATGTCGCTGACACCCGCCAACGTCCTACCTAGCTGCATATCAAAATTGTAGGCTTCGTTGTTGCTAACAGCAGCAGACACCAAGTTAGACTCTTGTGTGTAGAGGCTGTCAACAACAACACCACCGCTGATGGCTGTAGAAGACACATCAAATTCAACGTTGTCAGACGTCGTCTGAGCCCAACTTGCTCCTGTTAGCGTAGCGTTCTTCACAAGCTGTATTTCAAACGTTGTAGACGCTGACGCAATAGGCAACACTCTGTAGCCGTCTGGAAGGACAACAGCATCAAGCCTGCTGGGGTCAAGACGCAACGACACCAAAGGCACCAATGTTGTACTCACTGTACCCGTCGAAGACATCCTGGCTGTCTGTAAAATTGTCTTACGCTCATACCCACCTTCACTGATGACGGTGGAGCAAATCTGCTTCATTGTCCTGCTGCCAGCTAAAGCGCCTGTGTTAGTGATTTCATATCGAATAGGCAACACAGCCGTTGTCATGTAGACAAGTGCGAGATTGTTAGCGTTGTTGAACGTGTGGCAGACAATGAATACACCGTTGATAACAAAGCCTGTTCTGACGCTACCAACACCCAACCACTCAAAATCTTGCCAGAATATCTGCGACTTTGTAACGTCAATGGTGAGCCCTGAAGGGCCTGTGCCATCGAGCTTGTCGCCGTTCCAACTTGCCTGTGCTACAGCGTTATTGACAACACTACCGCTGGTGTAGGTGCGTCTAACAATGTTCAATGTGGTGCCACTGCGTTCAAAATAGACACCGTTCTGTGTGCTGAAATAGCCAACACGACAACGCATGTTAGCTTCTGCTGTAGGCATGACAAAGGTGTTCATCACCAGCAAAGACTTACCAGGCTGATATGAAAACACCCTCTTTGTTTCTCTAACTACTTCATCTCCACTGGCACTGGTGACATTAAGGAGAACAGTAGATTCATTAGCAGAATAAGTGACAGTAGCGCTACCAGATACAGACTCATCAAAGTCATCACTCTTTGCATATCTGTTTTGGCTGTCGAAAAGCGTGAACGGAGCACTAACCCGAGCGCGACCAAAAGCATCAGCGCTAGTACCGCCGATACGAACAATGTTTCCATAGTCGTCTAAGCGTACTAGCGCTGGGTAGCTTGTCAGGCTCATAAATGAGCCTTCCTCGCGGCTGTCTCGCCTGTGCTGGTGAAGAGCGAAGCCATCACTTCTTGATGCGACGAGCTTCAGACAACCCAATGGCAACGGCTTGCTTGGGATTCTTCACAGCCTTGCCTGTACCGCCACTACGAAGCGTCCCTGCTTTGTATTCACCCATCACCTTAGACATCTTCTTCTGAACAGCACCACCCTTAGCCATCTCAGGGCTAGGCATGATTTCGTCATAGCGCTCACCCATCTTACGCAACATCTCTTCTTCCTTCATCTTACGGCGAAACTCAGCAGCCGCCTTAGGACTAACTTCACCTTCAGGGTTTTTCTTTTTAGCAGGCGATTTCTTTTCCGCTGTCTTTTTTGGGCGATCATATTCTTTAGCACCAATAGTGAATGTCTTATCACCACGTGTGCCTTGACCGCCCTTAGTTACTAAGCTCTCAAAAGTAGGAGTGTCTTGGACATATCTGTTAGCACCTTCCATAGGCTTTTTACTAGCACCACTGGAATATTTACCAACAGGCTTACCTTCTTTATCAAGACGTCTATAGTTAGCCATTACTTCTTTCCCTTCTTTACCATGCCGCCTTTACGCAGGCCAATGACATCTTCTCTGTCCATGATGTCACGTTGCTTGTCCAAATCTTTTTCATATTCCTCTTGCATACGACGACGCTGCCTGCCTTCTTTGGCGTTGTCATAAAGCTGCTTAGCAGTGTCTCCAGCACGATAGCCTGCACCAGCAGCACCACCAAGATAGCCTAATCTACTGACAGTACGAAGAGCACCTCTAACAGCCGATGCCTTTGTCTGCTTTCTACCAAAGTCTGCCTGAGCTTGTGTAAGACCTTCCTTGGCCTTACCGCTGATGCCTTTACGAAGTCTCTCAATGTCTGTCTTCTGCGACTTGACAACGTCTTCTTTAACATCAGCAGCCCATCTGTTGGCGTTGCTTTCATCAGGAGAGCGATTGGGCTTAGGGCCTTTGCTTCTAACGTTACGTTGAACAGGCTTCTCTTCACCGAAACGCTTACCAGAACCTGCCGCAGACTCCTTCAACTTTTCCTTAGCCTTTTTGACAGGATTCTTCGTAGCCATTACTTCTTTCCCTTCTTAGGCACACCAACAGCCACCATAATGGCTAAGGCTTGCTTACCGCCTCGTTGAGGCTTCTTATCCTTGCTAGACGTCATCATACACTTCCCTGCTTTCTTGCAAGCAGCAGGGTTGGGACAATCTTCACAAGGCATAAACTTCTTTGCAGGCATTATTTCTTTCCTTTAGCGGCGTAGCCACCCTTAGCAAATTCAATGTCTTCTTTGTCTCTGGTGCGAGAGCGAGGAGAAGGCTTCTTCTTATCAGCCCTCATCATACTCTCTTTCTTGGCTTCTTCCATAGCACGGGAACGTCCTGCTCTGGTTTCTGCCATCTTCTTACGAGCAGCAGCACCTCTAACAGCAGCTTCAGCAGCTTCACGTTCTTGAGCAGCAGTGAATTTACGTCCTGTTTCCTTAGACATCTCAGCCGCTCTCGGCTTAGAGAAAGCAGCAGCAGCATCATCTAAACGGGTGGTGACGGGCCTGCCAACTCTAGGGTCTGCGCGTTCTGCTGCTGCTTTAGGGGCTCTTCTACCACCAACAAAACGTTCAATAGCAGCTTCTGCACGGGAAACACCACCTTTAGGAGCAGAAAACAAAGCCCTACCACCTCTATAGGCACCATAAGCAGCACCACCGCCGCCGATGCCCATCAACACTCTTTCAATGTTGGAAGGACCACTGGTGTCCTTACCAGAAGCCTTAGGAGCTTTTTCATCACCTGTGGGGATGTCAGCTTTCTTAGAACCACCGGACTTAGATTCATACGTACCGCCAACCTTGCCAGCAGCGTCCCCACCTCTAGCACGAACATCAGCAGCAGAGGAACCTTTACGAACAAGACCCTTGTCTGCATTCAACAGGTCACGCAAGGTTTTATCAGCACCGTATTCTTTTCTAAACTGAGCAAGCTCAGCAGCAGAAACAACAGCGTTCTTATCTCTGTTAGGTTTTGGAGTCCAAGCCATTTCACTTCTTCCTTTGTTGTTGCGGCTTCATCGAAGCCCCGCAATTCGCCATCTTAACGACAGCACCACCCTTGGCCATCATAGCCATAGGCTTCTTAGGCTGCATAGGCGTTGCCATACCGCCGTATGCCATCTTCTTTGTACCACACTTCATATCAACTCCTATATTTAGCCGTCTTCTCAGCCACCTTCTTAGGCTGAGCAACAAACTGGTCGCCTCTTCGGCTCCCGGCTGCTTTAGCCTTATTAGTTGCTGCCTTCTCTGAAGCAGACAACGAAGACCAGGCAGCCTTAGGCAGATAACGACGCTTTCCTTCAGAAGGCTTCCCAGAAGATGTTGTCCATTCTTCCTTCGTCCATTTCGACATAGCCTTTTGAGCCTCTGTCTTTGGTCCTTTGTAGCTGCCGCCTTTGTCTTTGTAGAGCTTGCCTGCTAGCTGCATCATTCTTGCCGAGTGTTTACCACCCATCTTGGCTTTGGCTTCTGCCTTAGCCTTCTCCCATAGAGCTTCGTTGGTGCGTGCCATGACTCAACAGTTCCAAGCTCTTAAGCTCTTGTTGATGCGACTGTTAGGATCTTTAGCGGCTTCAGCGCCTGTGTTCTTCTCTTTCATGCCTTGCATACGAGCACAGAAGCTAGTCCTTCTAGCAGCATCCTTCTTCGTCTTCGGCTTAGGAGCAGGAGGCTTTAGGCTACCACCAGTGGCTTTGTTGTACGAAGCCCTGCCTTTAGCATTCAACCCACCTTCAGGGTCTTTGCCTTCTTTTCTGGTCCATGCTGGTGACTTAGCCATTATTTCATAGCCCCATTCTTATCTCTCTTAAAACTCCTGTTCTTAGCCTTATCCTGAACAGACAAGTTTCTCACTTCATTACTACCGCCCTTAGACAACGCCACCTTGTGAGCAACATCCTTACCGGCAACATCAACACCAGAAGCCTTTAGCTTAGCTCTAGCAGCGTTACGTTGGGCTCTGTCAGCAATGACGGAGGGTTTGCCATCGTATTTCTGTTGCTTCTTATATGACCTAACACCATTCGTCATGTACGGCATATCAACACATCCCTTCTTGCTTCATTGCCTTCTGCACCACCCATAAAGGCAACACAACACCTTCTCTCTTCTCTATCAGAGCCCTGATGTAATAAACATCGGAATGAAAACCAACACTACCAACTCTTTCTTCCTTCTTAAACAACTCATCCATCACAACACTAAAAACAGAATAAGGGAATTGATGAACTCTGTTTCCAAGCTCTGTTCTTGTTTTGTATCTGCTCTTAAGAAA